CCCCCGAAGAGTTCGTAGCCCCAGACTGTCTATTAATCCACACCTGGACAGGTCTGCCCGTATTATTTTTAGCTGGTATAGTTGCGTAAGTAGATACACTAATTCTACTTATCGTTAAATCTTGTTGACTGCTACCAGTTCCCGTACGTATTTGATGTTCCAAAAGATCAATTGTATCTACAGGTAAATCATAAGTAGCTGTACCCAGAACCATGGGTATAGATCCTTCTTCTATAGTCCATAAATTTATGCCTCTATTGGCCCAATCAATAGTTAGTAAATTTAAAGACCTTCTAGCTGTTTTAAGATCGTAACCTGTTCTAAGCTCTGTTCCACAACGCTCGAAAGCCTCTTCAACGAGACCGTTTAAATCTAAATTAAATGCCGTAGTATCTGAAGTAGCCATTTATGTTTTTGCTTTCACACTGTTAATATATCTTCTATAAACCCCAGCAGCATCTCTTTTTCCCATAACCTTAGCTCTTTGTTCCATAGCTATGGCTGCTTGTATTTTATGAGCCTTCGATCTGCCACTACCTTTAATCCTACTAACACTTTTTGTTGCATCTTCTTTTGTTGCAAACTTCAAACCCTTTATAGTGCCTTTAGGGTTTTCATCCGTATACAGGTCAGAATGTTTCTTAGACCTTGCGGGTTGTCCTTTTTTTCTTGGTATTCTTGGCTTTGACGATTGTTTTAACATTAGTAGGTTTACCTCCTGGATTCCCTGCAGCCCTCTTTCTTTGAACCGCAGACTTTCTTTGTGCTGCAGTCATGGATTTAGCTTTAGCTCTTGGTACGCATTTAGGGTAAGCTCTTTTACTATCTCCTTTAGTAGATTTTCTACCGCAAGCCTGATACTTACCTTTCTTTTTGGGCGCACCAATGTCCACCCAATCTCCTTTAGAGCCTTTACCAAACCACTCTTTAAGAGACATTACGCATAACCTCCACCTCTCTTTTTGTAAGTCTTAACTAACCACGCGTTTGCATAAGCTGATGGGTATACGTCAAACTTACGTTTGGCTTCAGCTTTTACACGAGCATACAAAGATGGGTTACTAGGTTTAGAGCCTGATTTTTTAGCAGATTTCTTCTTTTTAGTTCCAACAGAACCACCTCTTTTAAGTCCTTCTACTTTGGCTTTTTGCATAGCCCCCATTCCACGACTTGGCATCATGCTCTAGTTTTCCCTCTTTTAGCTATACCATCTATTTTCCTCTTATTGGTAGCTCTGGCCATCTTAACAGGCGCACCTTTTGTAACCAATTTACCCGTGCGCATTTTAATAGGACCACCTTTAGCCATAGGTTTAACTGCTCCGCCTTTAGCCATTTTCTTGTTCTTTATTTTTTCTATAGCACCACCAATGGCATAACCTTTTGCCATGCCACCACCACGCATTTTTAAAGATCCACCTTTAGCCATTTGTTTGACTGCTCCGCCTTTAGCCATACTTTTTTTATTACGAAGCATTTTAAAGTCCTCCGAATCAATTTTGTTATTTTTGTTCATGTCAATGTTTTTTTGACCACCTGTCATTTGCTTTTTCATTTGGCTCCTCGATATTGTCATTGTTTATATAAATTGTTAAATGTTACTTCTGGGTCCATATAACTATCGTCTTGCTCTGCACAATGTGTAAATTGTGTAGGTCTAAAATCTGGTGCGCCTTCTCCTGTAACCCATAGCGCAGGGCTTGTTACTCTAACTCTATTGTTAGGTAATGCTACCATGTTACCTTTCCATTGACCATCAGTTAGCACCATAACGTGACTCTGCTTGTGTTGGGCTGGACAGTCTGCGATTTCGCTTTCGGTGTAGTCCACAGTGAAGAGATATCTCGCTGTATGAAACTCTCCTGCGATTTTTGCAAGCCATGGGCTTGGTTTACATCTGTCGAGCGATATGATTGAGTGCGTGTGTGATGGGCAATCCCATGGTTGTGCGAGGTGTGTTTCCATTCTTTCAGGCCATTCATCCATTGGGATGTCCCCGCAAAGTCCTGTGAGGGGCATCCTTGCCCACATTGCCCCACCATGCGGGTTACTTTCCCCGTCTGCTTCACATCCTGTGAAGATAATTTGGAAGCTGAGGCAACGATCTGGCATGGTTGTAACAGCCACTGCCAATCCGTGAACAAACTCCCCGTGATATTTTTGATGCCCATGTGTAAACTCTTTTCTAATCCATACTTTTGTGTAAGGGATGTTGCTTATCAAATGCGCCATTGATAACCTTTCAATCTATATAATCGTACCCCTAGTTTTACCTTTCTTTGCTATCCCGTCAATTCTTTTCTTTTTTACGTGTCCGCCCCGTTTAAACTTCTTTTTGCCGGGTAACTTACCTTCTAATATTGTGCTAGGCTTAATGCCTCCAAAAGAACCTCCCCCTATAGCTTTTGTAACAGGCGAGTTCTTTATACGCTTTTCAACTTCTTTTTTACGTTTTTCTTCTTTAGCCTCTTCTTTATTTTTTTCTTTAGCTTTTTTACGCAATCTCTCATTGTCTTGTCTCGTGTTCTCACGAATAAGGTCTAAAAATCTATCTGTGCGACTTTTAGCCATTATACAAACCTACCTTTTGTTTTACCCTTTTTAGCAATACCATCAATTTTTTTCTTTTTTACACGTCCACCTTTATTAAATTTTTTAAAAGGCTTATCTACTAATCTAAGAGGGTTTATTCCACCAGCCCTGCCCCCACCTTTTGCTCGCTTAGTTTCTTCTTTTTCACGTTTTTTAAACTCTTTTTCTAATTTTTTATTAAACTCAAGTTGAGTCATGTCTTTGTTTTTAGGATCTTTTGAAAATTTGTCCAGCATAGTTTTTTTAAGGTTATGGCCTTCTAATTTTCTTTTAGCAAAATAAGCCTTTAACTCATCTTTATCCATTATTTACCCCAAAAAAATTGTTGTACTGTAAGTACAAAGGCGGCAACAGCTCCCCCTGCACCCGCTGCCCACATTAAAGTTCTCCAACCACCTTTAGCTTCAGACAACATCTTGTCTATATTAGCTAAAGACTTTTTAATCTGTTCGATATCTGCTTTCATCTCATCCATATCTTTTTGAATATGGTTTATCTCGTTAGCTTGTACAGCCACTTCGCTTTTAATATCTTTTTCCATTAGCACTTCCATCTCTTTCTAGCTTGCCGCAAACGACTATTAGGGTCTTTAGCTGCTTTTGGAAACTTCTTCATTTGACCAGCAGAACGAGCGCAGAAAGACTTGCGTCTTTTAGCGTCTTTAGAACCCTTTTTAACTTTGCCTGTAACGGCTGTTTTTAACTTAGAACCGGGATTAGCTCTACGATAAGCAGCTACTCCTTTTTTTGTCATACCAGCCCCCTGTTTAGTCTTGCGAAAATTGCCAGACTTCACAGAGGTTTTGATACCCATTCCTTTAGACTTAGCCACAATATAACGTCAAGCTAGTAATATTACTTAATGTAACAATTGCAAAATTGTTAGTATTACTGCCCGTAGTTAAAACTCCGTTTTCTGGAATAGTTAGATGGCTAGATTGTACAATACCTTCAGGAGAGGTTATCTCAAGAATTGGTAATGTAGAATCATCATTTCTAGTTACTGTTATAGAACCTGAAGCTGTAGGTGCTGCATAGTTAAATGCTTTAATCCTAGTTCTTGGAAGTGCTATGGTACTGTCACCCCCAAAACCAACTTGGATAGTTCCTACAGATGTTCCAGCAGCAACAGCAAAGTTTGTCACTTCTGCAAAATAATTAGTGGTAAATACAGTTACTGCACTTTCTCCACCTGCAAGGGTTTCAGTTACTGTGTTACCACCTAGGTCACCAACTACAAAACCTGAAATGTTGTAGTTCGTACTAGAATCATCACCTGCACTATTTTGAACAGATACTTTATACCCAGCGCCGTTTCTACTAGGGGTGCTTTTTAAAAGCGATATAGTACCTGTAGCCGTTGCTGATGCAAAATAAAAATTATCGTCAGAGGAAGGTGTAATAGCAAATACATCTGATTGCATAACTTACTCCTCATTAAATAGTATAAAATCCGCCAGCCGATACAGGTTGCATGTATTCAACAGTTACCACAGCATCACCTAAAAGGTCTACAGTAGCTGCTGAAACTGGGAAATACGTAGCAAACACTTTAGTACCGCCCGTGCCTACATTAATTGAAGCTGTACCCATAGCTGAACTTCTAATGTTAGTTATGGCTGTAATGCTTGAACTTCCTAAGAAAGTAGCATCTCCTGTAGAAGTCCCAATAGTCATTGCAGCTCCAGCAGAAGCACCTGCCGCTTCAAAAACATTTAAACTTACATTAGTGACTTGTGCGCCCGGAGGTAAAGTTGCAACAGTTGTTGTTGCAGTGGCTCCTACAACGTCAACTCTAGCTGATTGAGCCATTAATACAAAACCTGTGTTTTGCACGTCTGTGCCTACAGTTGTACCTGTAGTGTCTTTGGTTGGTCCTGCTTTTATAGGACCAGAAAAAGTAGTGATACCCATTTAATTCTCCCTGTGTATTAGCACATAGATTATATCATCTCTAATAAGTCTGCTAGGTCAGTTGATATAATTTTAACCCTAGAAAACAACAGGGGGCCGAAGCCCCCTATTATCAAGAAGCTCCTGGAGAGCCAAACATTCCCAAAGGATCAGAAACGCCAAATGAATAACGCTCACGAGCCTTGTATCTAACATTGCCTGTATCAAAATCTCCATCCATTGATGTTGCCATCGGTGTACGGACAAAATGCTTTAAGCCATTAGGCACGTCAGTTGTTAAAAAGAAAGCATTTGTATCTGTTAAATAGTGATTAACAGTATAGCCTTCAGGTATTGTCCCATTGCTCTTAATAGCATTGAGGTCATTATCAGCAGTTCCTACTCTTAACTCACTGTCAAGAATACGAGTAGCCACAAACATCAGTGCTGGTGGGATAATTAACTTCTTAGGTTTAGCAGCTATCAACAAGCCACGCTCATCAGTCCAAGCAGCGATTTGAATTACCGCATCTTCTAGAGATGTTTCATTTAAATCTGCGCCTGTAGAAGGGCGGTTGCTGTTAGTGCCACCATTTACTAACGGGTGTGAGGTAGAAAATAATACCTGTCCATCACCATAAGTAGGGTTACCTGTACCAGTAAAGCCTTTGTTAAGAATTGTTGCAGACTTAACTTGTTTTGTATACGCCATAGCACGAGCCAAAGCCTTTGTATAACGAGCACCAAGACTATCATAAAGATTATCTTCAGATGCCTCCTCTGTTATTGCAAAGCCCATAGCAATTGTTTCATGGGTATAGCGAGATGTGAACGCTTCTTGTGCATTATCATAAGAAACCGCAGCACCTTCGGTTTTTACTGGGGCTTGCCCAAAACCAGATAGCTTTGTCTCTTCTTCAAATGAACGCTCAGAAGTTTCAGTTTCATAAATCTCCTTATGCTCTTCACCATATTTCTGGTATTCGAGTCCATACAAGGCATTTAAGCCCGGAAGGAGTTCTTTTAGTAGTTGCGATCTTGAAATTGCCATTTAAAACTCTCCTTAAATACCTAGATTATTCTCTGATGAGAGAACACTAAAGTTAAACTTAACAATGAACTCAGGGTAATCATCGTTCTCTGTGCCAGCAACAACCTCAACAATTCTCATTGCTAAAGTTTCTGTTACAGCGATTGAACCACCATTACTACCGACAACAAGGTTTATACCTGAAAGTCCGGTAGAGGTGCTTTGAGCCTCATAGTTACCTAATGCTGCATTTTTACCAACAGCGCCAGCAAAGCCAGAACCGTCTGTGCCACTATTAAATGTTCCTAATGCAGCGCTACCTTGAATCTGATATAGCTGTCTTGGATCATCGTTGACTCTAACAAATATGTCTGTAAAGCCAGCGGTAGTAGCATTGGCTGGTAAATGTTGTGCAAATTGTTGAACGCCATTAGCATCAACATATCTAACACCAACACATACACCCATAACACCAGCAGTGGCGTTAGTAGATGTTCCTGTAAATTCAACCGCTACAGGTGTAGCTGTTGCGGCTACAGGTAGCCCAGCAGTAGTTAGTAATACCTCATCACCAAAAAATATTCCAGCCGTATTATTAGCCTTAACTGGAAACTCTCTCATAGCACCGCCATGATTGGGTGTTCCGCCAAGCATATTTACTGGACGTAACCCGAAAGGGGAAGCAGTAGCTGCCATTTTATCAATCTCCTAAAAATTATTTACCTTTTCCAAAAGATACCGATGTTTTGTGATCTTTAAACAAAGGCGCTCTTGGATCATTTTCTCTATAAAAATTATTATCAACTGAATCCATCTGGTTATTAGCCTGATTTTGATAATAGTCATTTCGTTGTTTTACAAGCTCTTCTGGAGTTTTACAAAGTAGTAACCCACCTATTTCTATACAGCCCGGATGCTTACTATGCGTATCCGATACAATTTGCATGTGTGGTTGTTCTGTCGCTTTAACTGGCTCCCAACCTTCTCTTAGTTTCATAGAAACATTTCGAGGATCGGCCTCATTTAAAGTAGACGTGCGAACCCACCTATAATCGTATCCGGGTAGCCTATTAGGTTCCGGCAACGTAGAAGGAGGTGCCCAACTCTTTGGTCTCTCCGCGGAAGTTCTAGTTTCACGTATTCGGTCGATTCTTTTATCAGCCATTTTTATTCTCCAATCTAATCATTTCTTTAGCATATTGTTCTGGTGTTAACCCTAACTTTTTTGCTAGATTTATCTGTGACGTACTAAGCCGTACTTTCTTAGAAGACGTTGTTCGTGTGACTGGAGCTACAACTGCTGAAGATTTTAACTTCGTTCCTGCATTAGCCTCATCAGAGTCAAAGTTCTCTGGGAATCGTTTCCGCATAGTGTCATTAATAACACTGTAATACTCATCCGTAGTGGCGTACGCTACGCCATTTTGCTTTACCAACTTCTCATGCAAACCTAATGCAAGGCTAGTCATCTCTTCGTCTTGACCAAACCAATCATTTTTTTTCTGCCATTCCATAGCCTTTGCGTCAGGCGGTAAAGCAGCAGGTTGCTCTGTATTTTCTTTTTGTACACCACTTTTTTGAGTTTGTAAAGGGGTTTTTAAGTTTTTTACTTTATCTGATCTGATGCTTGCAGCATTAAGCACTTCTTGGGCTGCTAACATTTTTTCACTATCGCCTAATTCATATGCTTCTTTATACTGTTTTTTAGCTGATTCTAGTTCTAAACCAGCCGCGTTTGTTTCAGTATCTACAAAACGATGTTTAAGTTTTTTGTTTTCTTCTAACAGCCTTTTAGCTGCTTGAATAGCTTCTTGGTTTTCACGTTGAACACGTTCTTTCTCTCTGCGTTCATCATGCCAAACCTTTTTAAGCTGATAAATTTTATCTTTTACTTTGTCATCATACTCAGTTAACTCATCAGACTCTAACCTTTCAACTAACTCTTTAGGTAGATTTTTTCTATTCTGATCTGCTTCAGGAGTATCATCAGATATTTCTACTTCAACATCAGATACTTTAGCTTCTACTTCTTCTTTTTCATTAGATATACTCTGCTCTTCAGCCATATTGCTCTCCTATGCTCGTGAAATTCCTCGTGGATCTTCTACAACTGCTTCTACACTATCATCGTTTATAAGGCGAAACTCTTTACCATGTATTTTTACCCTTGTGCCTGAATTGGGTCTAGCTAAAATAAAATCTCCCTCTTTACACCAAGGACCGCTAGGAAACCTAGTTTTGTCTGTGTAGCAATCAGGACCAAGTTTTAAAACAAAAAATACAGTACTTAAAACTTCTTCAAAGTGTTTTGTTGTATCGGCTTTAATTAAACCGCTTTCATACTTGTCTTCTATATTAGGCACCGTACATAAAATATGATACCCAGAAGGTTCTGGTAATTGTTTGGCTTTATCCTCTTCAGTAGCTTCACTCATCTTCGTAGTCTTCCTCCGTAGTTCGTCTAAGGTCTTCAACGTGTGCCTTTGCAGCATTTAGACCTTTTATAACACCGCAAAGTTTTTGATACTCGTCATAAGTTTTAGCTGACCCATTAGATATAGCCCCACTAACACTTTCTATTTCTTCATCTATTTTTCCAAACAACACTTCAAAAACAGTCGTCATTCTTTAGGCTCCTGTGTTGGAGGTGTTGGAGCCGCAGGTTTTTCTTCCTGTTGTGTCATTGACATAGCTTGCTGCATAAACATCCTAGCTATTTCATCGTCTGATTTATCTAAGGCTCGTTGTTCTTCAACTAGCATTTTTATAGCTTCAGAAGACTCTTTCTGTTCTAACTTCGCATCCTCTGTGGCTGCTTTTGCCATAGCGGTAAGCTGAGTTTGTCGCTCTTGTGAAGCAATTCTTTCCTGCTCTACTGCAATTTGTGCTTGTTTTAGCGAAGTATCTGCTTGATCTTTTTGTGCTTTTCGTTGAGCGTCTTGCGCTTTAATTTGTAATTCTTGTTTTTGCATTTGAATAATTGGGTCTTGTGCCTGTTGCATAGCTTTTTGTTGCGCTACAGCAGCGGTGTTATTTTGCGCCACCTTAGTAGCTGCTTGAGCCACTAACCTAGAGATTTGCGTTTCATACTCTTCTGGAATCTCTGCATCTGGTTTAGGTAATGGTGCACCCAACTGTTGCTCCATTTGAATCCTATACTTAAACCCAACGTGTTCAGCAATATGTGCTTGTAGACTTGCAATTATGGCTTTTGCATTTGGGTTTTGTCCAATGAGCTGTGATACAGACGGGTCATTTAAAAACGCAGTATGTACAGTAATATGAGCGTCATGGTCTTGATACAAAAAGGCTTTTAATTTTTTGCCTTTTATCGCGTTCATGTTTTCAGACACTGGGTCTTTAGGCTTCTCATCATCATCAAGAGGTACAATCTTAGAAGCATTTTTTATACCTAATACATCTAACATTTGTCTATGTAGTTGAGGCATATTGTAAATTTGCGGAGCACCTTGCGCCATTTGCAAAACCGTTTGGTATTGCACCACTTTTTGCGCCATCGTAGAAGAGTTAGGGTCTGATACAGGTAGAACTTCTACTAAACTATAATCAGATTTTTTAACCAGAGGAGAACCGCTATCCGGGTTATAGCTATACGCACTTGGGGTGTACTCACTAATAATATCTTTCAGCAACTTAAACTCCTGCCGCATAGAGTAATGCACTCTAGCCTGCACAGCAGACATAACTTTCAAAGTTCTTTCTAATATTGCGAGTGTTGTACCCACAGGACTGTTAGCTGACATATCAGCAACTTTTAAATCTGCTGCACTTGCAAATCTTCTACCCTCGTCAACTATAGTTCCTAATAAACCAAATAAAGTTTGACTGGGTTCTTTATACGGCAAAGTCATTATATTGTCTTTTATAGACCCACTTGGTACATCTACATCTCTAAACTCAGCAGGACTTATTGGTGTATCATCACCTTTTACTCTAAGACCTTTAGTTTTAAAACCACCGGGTAAATTAGATAAAGTTCCTGCGTCTACAAGTTGTCTTATTAAAGACGTACCTGATTTAGCGAAAGCACCTATGAGGTGGATTAAACCAAAATGATAAAACCCAAACCCTGGAACGTACCCATAATGTACAAAGTGATTACGTTTCTTTTTTAAATCATCATCTGGCTGGTAATTTCTGCGGATTGATAATATAGTGCCTGAGTTTTTCTCTAGTGTTACTACATAGGGTAAGGCAATACCTTCCTTATCCTCAAACCCTGGCAAATCCAAATGTACGTGCATTTCTAATATCTTGTACCTATCATCATATGACGCAGAAAACCCCATCTTTTCAGCTATCTTTTTCTCTACCTCATCTAAATATCCCGTATCTTGTTCATCAAGCTCTACATCTTTGTAGAAACCAGACACTTGTAACTTTTTAAGATCGTTAGGTGTTTTACGCATAACATGAGTTACACGTTCACAAGTTTCTAAATCTGAGGCACCATACGGAACAACTATGTCTTCAGCAGGTACAAATATAGAAACCTGTCGTTCTAAGTTAGGGTCATAATAAACTTTTTTAAAAGCATTACCTGATAACCCAAGACCCCAAAGCATACGTTCGTGCTCTGGTCTGTACTCAACCATCTTTTCAGTTAGTTGGTAATTCATATCAGTTTTTACACGTTCAGCAGCTTCTTTCTTTTCTGTAGTATCTTCACCTATTATCTGTGTTTTTACTGGACCTTGCGCTGGAAACGTTTCCATAATTGTTTCTGATTGAAACTTAACAAGCGCTTCGGTTAACAGAGGGTGATGTACACCACAAGCCCCAGGCCATGGTTCTGTTCTTTCTTCTAATTGCAAACCTAAAAGGTCCAACCCATCTACATAAGTTTGCATCCAGTCTTTACGACTAGCTATGTCGTCATCAAAATCACTAAGCAAATCTTCAGATACAGACGTTAAATCACTTTCATCCATAGCCTCTGCAAGATTTTCATTAAAGTCATCTTCTTCTTCACCAGCTTCCATGACTAAAGCCATGTCCTCAGTAATGATAGATACCTTTTCAGGGTCTTCTATCTCAATCTGTATATCAGTTTTTTCTAACG